TATCTACACCATTCACACTTTCCATTACTTTTTTTTCTTTTCCTTTTTTATTTCTTTGCCATTTTCATCGCATAAAATACAACCATCTTTTTTATAAGCATCGAGCATTTTTTTTGTTAATTTAATTTTACCAAATACTGATCCATCTTTTCTCTTTAAATATGTAATCATTTTTTATTTCTCTTTCTAGCCTTTGCCCTTATATCCGTATCATGTTTTCTTGAACCTCTTAAAAAAGAATTTACTCTAGCCATTGCCCATTGTGCCATTCCAATACCAGGTCTGGAGCCAGAAGTCCAAGCTGCTTGTCCTCTCCTATAAACTGCAGCTAAATCGGAATATGTAAAAGCTTTACTTTTTTTTGCTTTTTCTCTTAATATTTTATTAGTTCTACCGCTTAGCTTTGCCAAGTGCTAACCTCCTTTTGATCAAAGATTTTGGAATTTTCTTTCCTTGCTTATATAGTCTATCCATGCGTTTAATTATACTTGCTAATTCTGATCTTTTTGATCCTTTAACCCCAGATAAGTATTTTTTAGCAAGACCTGTTGATTTATCTTTAGGAACTTTTCTTTTTTTACGCATTTGTTACCATTTTACTTTATCCGCCCAATATGCAGCGGACATTTTACCTTTTGCAATGTTTTTAGCATGACGAGCTTTAAATGCTCTTCGCTTAGCTTTCATTCTTTTTGATTCTCCAGCCCTTGGTTTACCAGCGGTTTTTGCCCCCTGTTGACCAAATCTAATTG